ATGGAACAAAGTTTGTACGAAATAAAAAAAGCAATGGTTGTTTACCAAACGTTAGAAAAAGAATTTAGAGCGACAAGACAAATTAACTTTGACCTTCAGCATATAAATTTAGAGTTGAAACAGGACGTAAAAGACTTAAAAAAAATAATTGAATTTAACGACGCAGAACTTTGAAAACACGAACTAAAAAATGTTTTAACTGCAAAGAAGAATTTACACCGTTCAGCACACTACAAAAGTTTTGTTTAAAAAACGAATGTATAAAAGCAATGGTTGAAGCGCAAAAGTTAAAGGAATGGAACAAGAAGAAAAAAAAGTTAGTTGAGAACTTAAAAACCGCAAACGATTATTTAAAAATAGCGCAACAGGTGTTCAATAAATTTATTCGTGTTCGTGACGCTGGACTAAATTGTATATCGTGCAACAAACCGCCTAAAAAAGAAAACGCAGGACACTATTATTCACAGGGTGGACATAGTAACGTAAGGTTTAACGAAGACAACGTACACTTGCAATGCGAAGCTTGTAACACTTACTTAAGCGGTAACTTGTTGAACTATCAAATAGGCATTGAAAAACGAATAGGAGCGCAAAGATTAATGGAGCTTCAGGCAAAAGCACACGATGTAAAAAAATGGACAAAAGACGAACTAAAAGAATTAATAGAAATTTATAAAAATAAATTAAAAAAATAGTTGTTTATTAAATAACTTTATTTATATTTGCATATATTATTAACTTAAATTATTTAACTATGAAACATTTATTTAAAAGTTTAGCAGAGTTCCAACAAGAAGTTCCTGTTATTCACAAAGCAACACAAGGTTACGGTTACACTTACGCAGACCTTCCAAAAATTTTTGAAGTAATTAACCCACTACTAAAAAAACACGGATTAGGGTTTACACAATTAATTAACGGAACACAAATTGCAACCTGTTTATTTCACGTTGAAAGTGCTGAAAGTATCGAAAGTAAAATTGATATTCCACAAGGAGTAATTTTAAAAGGAATGAACGAGTTCCAAGTTTTAGGAAGTGCAATTACTTACTTAAGACGTTACGCTTTAAGTTCAATGCTTGGTTTAGTTACGGACAAAGACACGGACGCTTCTGGAGAACAAGTAAAACACGAACCTAAAAAACAAGCAATAGACAACGCACGTTTTCAAAAAGCTATTGACGCAATTAGCAAAGGAGAATATACAGTTGAAGAACTAACAACAAAGTTTAGTTTAACACCTGCACAATTAAAAACGTTAGAAGTATGAAAATACGTTGTTCAGCATTGGGGCGGTTAATGACCGCTCCACGCACCAAGACCGAAATATTAAGCAAGACCGCAAAGAGTTACATCCAAGAACTTGTTTTAGAACACAAATACGGAATTAAAAAAGAATTTTCAAGTAGATACACCGACAAAGGTTTACAATGCGAAGACGAAGCAATTAGTTTAGTAAACGATGTTTTAGGTTTAGGGTTTATATTTAAGAACGAAGAACACTTTAACAACGAATGGATAACAGGAACACCTGACGTAAACACGAATGAAATTTTACTTGACATAAAATGCAGTTACGAAGCACATACTTTTCCGTTCTTTGAAGATGAAATACCTACAAAAGATTACTACTATCAATTACAGGGCTATATGTGGCTAACAGGCAAGACTGAAGCGTTACTTTGTTATTGTTTAGTAAACACACCGTTAGAAATAGTTGAAGACGAAATACGCAGGGAACACTGGAAACATTTTAAAATTGACGAAGATGCAGAAATACGAGAATACGTAGAAAAGAAACATAACTTTGACCACCTTCCAGACGCAACAAAAGTTAAAGTTTTTAAAATTGAACGAGATGAAACAGTAATTTGGGAAATACAAAACAAGGTTGAAGAAGCAAGAATTTATTTTAACAATTTAATCGAAACAATATGAAAGCAATACTTGAATTTAACCTGCCTGAAGACAAAGAAGATTTTGACTTTGCAACCAACGGAATTAATTATTATTCAGCACTTACGGAGTTTGACAATTGGTTAAGAAGCGAATACAAATACAACGGTAACGAAGCAATGTTTGAAGTAAGGAAAAAACTAAACGAATTTATTAACGACAATAATATAAAAATATGAAAGAAAAAACAATCGCAATTATTTTAACTTTAATAGTTTACACCTTTGCAATAATAGGTTTTGTAAAATTTATAACTTGGGCAATATGAAAACACGAATTAAAAAACTATGGAACTACTTTTGTTTTATAAACAAAGAAGTAATAAAATGTCAAATATTCACAGGACGAGGTAAATTTTAACTATGGACATACAAATACAAGACAAAAACGTTTTAAGCGTTATGGCGCGATTTAAAGAACGTTCCGAAGCAGGAATGAAGAAATACAAAACAACGTTAGAACGAACTGATTTAAGCACGTTAGAATGGCTACAACACGCACAGGAAGAAGCAATGGACTTTGTTCTTTACTTGGAGCGACTAAAACACGAATATAAACTAAACAAATAAAAAATGGAAACAAGAAACAACACAGGTGCAATTTTTAAGAACGACAACAAAAAAGCCGAAAACCACCCAGACTACAAAGGTAAAGTAAACGTAAACGGTAAAGATATGGAAGTAGCTTTATGGATGAAAACTTCAGCAAAAGGAGTTAAATTCTTTTCAGTAAGTTTTAGTGAACCATTTGTAAAGAATGAGCCACAAATAAATAAAAATGAGCCACAAATTTCAGGAATAGTTGCTAACTTTCAAGAAGAACAGTTTAAGCAGTATGAAGAAGATAACGACGATTTACCGTTTTGATATGTACATACAAGACGAGCAGTTACGAACTGAAGTAAAAAATATTTTAAGGTTAAAAACACGAAACAGCATCGTAAAAGAAATACAGGACAAAGGAAACAAATTTCACTTTTTCCAGCTTACAAACTTTTTAGAAGGTAAAGACGTTTCACTATCAACGCTTAAAAAAATAGATTATTACGTAAATAAATAACGTTCAGTAATAACCGCTCGTTTTTTAATTTTAAAAACTAATCTTATGATATACAACGAACTTAATTTCAATGATGAACTTCGGATAAAACACTATCGTAAAAAATGGCGGTTATTTATTGTTATAAGCCGTTTGTTCTGTATGCATTTTTGGAAACGAAATGGTATTTACGGAAAAATTGATATATGGACTTGCTGTAAATGTGGTAAAAACTATTACCAAGATTTACCGTTCGATTCTCCGCCTATAAGTTTTATTGAAAACGATTCAAATGGCTTATAACAGTTGTATAGACGCTCGTTTTAATGGCGTTTATACTTTGTTATTTGTAGGCGCAGACTTAATTGTTTGCGCTTTTTTTGTTCTACACAACTAATTGTTAATAAATACGTTTGTTTATTGTTGAAAAATTAATCATACATTTGCTTAAATTCTAAACAATTAAAAATTGGAATGGTTAACAAAAGTTGCGAAGCATCATAACGAATGGGTTAAAATGGTTAATCAATTTGGCGAATATTTTTTTGCTGAAGACATTGTACAAGAAACGTACATAATGTTGTACAAATGGAGCAGCGAAGAAAAACTATTTAAAGACGGAAACATAAGCAAAGGTTATATGTGGTTAGCTTTAAAAAATACTTTCCTTCAGCACGTGAACAAAAACAATAAAATTAAATTTATACCTTTAGACGATGTTTATAATTTAGCAGAAGAAAACAACACAGAAGAAAACGAAGCTTACAACGACTTGCTAAATAACGTAGATTTAGAGTGTGATAGTTGGCACTGGTACGACAAACAATTATTTGAGTTATACAAAAACACGAATAAAAGTTTAAGACAAATAAGTGCAGAAACAAACATAAGTGTAACAAGTATATTTAACACGGTTAAGACTTGTAAAAAACGAATTAAAAATAACGTAGGTGAAGACTACCAAGATTTTATAAACCAAGATTACGAACTAATAAAAAAGAAAAAATGAAAAGTAAAGGATTAGGCGATACAATCGCAAAGATTACAGAAGCAACAGGAATAGACAAACTTGTTAAATTTATTGCAGGTGAAGACTGCGGATGTGACGAGAGAAAAGAAAAGTTAAACAAACTATTTCCGTATGCAAAACCTTTGTGTTTAACAGAAGACGAGTTTAACACGTTAGACGCTTATTTTAAGCAAAACACGAACACACTTACAAGCGACGAACAAACAAGTCTAATAGCAATTAACAACAGAGTACTAAACCAAAAATTAACCTTTAGCACCTGTTCAAGTTGTTTGCGTGATTTAGTAAGTAAGCTGCGAGTAATTTATAACGAATATAGTCCAGAACAAACAGAAGAAGTAACGACTGAAGAAAATGCGGTTGACTGAAGCAATAGAATACTTAAATAAAAAAGGAGCAAACAAAGAATGGATAGTAACCAATATTAAACATTTAGAAATTACACAACCTTTAAGAAATTTAAGAAGGAAAACGCAGAATGAAATTAACAAAGTAATAAGAGAAAAATAAGAGGAAATGGCTAACGATGAAAATTTAAAACCTGCAACAAAAGGCGAAGTAAGAAATCCAAACGGAAGACCAAAAGGAAGTAAGAACCGAGCTACAGTTGTAAAAGAGTTATTAGAATTTGCGTCAAGTCAAAAGAACGTTTTAACAGGCGAACAAGAAATTTTGACACAAGAACAAATAATAACTTCAGCAATGTTATTAAAGGCAGGTAAAGGAGACGTAAACGCTTACAAAGCACTTATGGATAGTTGCTATGGTGCGCCTAAACAAACAACCGATACTAATTTAAGTGTTTCCGACTTTGATGTAAAAGACCTATTCCGAATTGATAGTTATAAACCCGAAGTTTAGTTATTTAGGAAGTTCTTCACGTTACTTTATTGTAACAGGTGGTCGTGGTTCGTCCAAGTCTTACAGCGTTACAACCTTCCTGTTATTACTTACAAAGGAAAGCGGACACGTTGTA